AGACGTCACCGCTTCGTTTGCATCAGCTCAACAAGTAGACATCAGCCACACGAACGATTCCGTCAATATCGGTGACGGTACCAACCTATTTGGGCCTCTCACGAACGTGGGCGGTACCCTTTGCTTTCCGGTGGATATCAAGCAAGTAGCGGCAGGCACTCTTGCTACCTCGACTCTTCAAACCTCTGGCGGACAGAAAACCCAGGTCGTAGACGAGAGTGGGAACTCGCTTGACGCAACCAACGTCGGCGGTAACTACGCTCTCAAGGTCGACGTGGTTTCCAGCGTGGGCGGTTCCGCCGCCCCCGCGTTCACTGACGACGCAGCCGCGACTGTGGGTACGACCCAATGTACCCCGATCGGCGGTCTATGTGACGAGGTCGCTACCGACTCAGTCGACGAAGGTGACGTCGGCATTGTCAGAATGACTGCCGATCGAATGCTCTATGTCAAGATAGGAGCCGATGCGGTCGGTGCCACCTCGGCCAAACAAGACACCATGATTACGAGCCTACAGCTCATTGATGACGTGGTGTTTGTGGACGACGCGGCTTTCACTCCAGCCGTGTCTAAAGGCATGGCAATAGGAGCGCAGTGTGATGAAGCTGCTACTGACTCAGTCGACGAAGGTGACTTCGGCGTTCTGAGAATGACGGCAGATCGTCAACTCTACGTCAAAGTGGGTAACACCGTTACCGTCACAGCGACCGATCTTTCCACTATTGCAGCAGCGGTGCAGACCGAAGACGTTGCTTCTGCCGATGCTCATAAAGGCATGGGTTGTCTTGCTGTAAGAAAAGCGACACCTGCCAATACGTCAGGCACGGACGGTGACTACGAGTTTCTTCAAATGTCCGCAGGCAGGCTTTGGGCCTCGGCCACGATCGATGCGGCGCTCCCTGCCGGAGCAAACGCGATTGGAAAACTTGCAGCAAACTCGGGCGTCGACATCGGTGACGTGGACGTGACATCGGTCACTTGCGCCGCAGCCAACGCCAAAGTAGACGTGGGTCTCATCAACGCCGTCACTCCACTCATGGGCGCGGGCAACACTGGCACGGGCTCTCTCAGAGTCACGATTGCGTCTGACCAAGCCACGGTTGCTGTCACTCCCGGAGGCAACGTCGCGCATGACGCCGCAGACTCTGGCAACCCCACCAAGATCGGCTTCAAGGCTCTGGATTCCAAACCGACTGCGGTTGCTGCCGCAGATCGGTCAGACGCGTATTGTACGCTTGATGGAAGACTTCTTGTCGCTGGTGCGCCTGCGGGTAACACGCTCTACCAACAGACCACGATTACAGCATCTACCAGTGAAACTACGATCGTGAGTGCTGCGGCTTCCAAGCATCGCGACCTTCTTCTTCTAACCATCACCAATTCAAGCTCCACGGCTTTGATCGTGACCCTCAAGGATTCCACCGCTGGCACGACTCGCGCGATTTACGCTCTTGCCGCCAATGGCGGTATCGTCATCCCTTGCCAGCTCTGTCCCATGTACCAACTCGCGGCAGTGAATAACAACTGGACACTCACGTGCGGCACGTCGGTCAGTTCCATTTACGTTTCCGCCATGTTCATGGAGCGTGATTGATATGGCAACCCTTTGGCTTAAAGACGAGAAACCGGGTGAACAGCCGAAGAAGCGCTTCATGGATAAGCGCGCGGTGCGCCTTCTTCTTGAGAAGAAGGACGCGGCTCATGTGGAATTGAAACGTCAGATACACGCAGCCAATTGGACCATGGCTGTGATGGAGCAGCGGATCAAAGACATGAGTGACGAGCGCAAATGGCTGTTTCTGGCCATCCTGGTTCTCGTGGCCTTCCTGGTAACGTCGGGGATCTTCCGGTGGCTTTAACTCTCTACTGCCCATCATCTGGAGCTGCGGCCATCTCCCCCTCCGACCACTCGTCGTGGGATCGTACTGGCTCGAACTTCTCCCGGAAGAAAGGAGTGTCTACCTCGATCGGCTCCGCAATGACGACAGTGAGTTTCGGCACCACGAGCACTTCTAGTCAAACCTCTTCGGGGTACCAGTGGGTGTATGGCCCGATCAACCCGGGCACGATATCGGGTAACTGCACGTGTGACGTGCGTGGCAAGGCCACGACGTTCATCAACCTCTTCTTTGCCAGGGTGGCCATCTGGATAGCAAAGCCCGATGGCACCTCGCGAGGTACGCTTTACTCCCCAAACAGCTCCCACAACTCCACCGATTGGTCCACTTCGTTCTCGAACTACAGCGACACGGTGGGCCTCTCTTCCGTGACAGCCGTGGGTGGGGATTATCTCGTGTACGAGGTGGGGCAGAAACGAGAAGCGTTCATCGACTCGGATTCGTCGGCTGTGGAAATCGGAGACACGAACTCCGGCACCCGAATGGAGTTCAGCTTCACGGACACGGATCTCATGTTCTGGGCTCCGGCGGGTCTAACTTACGACAACGACGGTCAGCGGGTCAAGCGTGGAAACGCCATGACAAATATGAACCCCTCTTCCACGGGGGGTCCGATTACTACTTACGCCATCCAGACGGGGGCTTTGCCGACCGGGGTCTCGATCAACGCGGGTACGGGTGTTATTTCCGGGACACCCACGGTGAACGGGACTTATACTTGGACGGTACGGGCAACTGGGCCAGAGAGCCAAACCACGGACTCGGGCTCGCTCACGATGACCGTCTATGCGGGTAACTCTCTCAGAATAGACAGGCTTGCAGGGATAGGAGTGAACGTCGGTGGCTAACGCTTGGAGCAAAAACGCATGCTACATCGATACTGCGGCAGCGGGCATCACCTTTGATGCCCTGGTGCCGAAAGCCTATACCCTTGTCATCACGCCTACGGCGGCTAACGCTCGTATCACGCTCAAGTACACCGACACCTCGGGCCAGATTTGGGTAGATCTTAAAGCAGAGAGTGCCAATGAGTCCCGTCAGCTTTCTTGGGTGGATATGGAAGGCATTCAAATCACCACGACGATCTACGTGGCAACGCTCACTAACTGCGTTGCGGTTCTGTATGGAGACTTCTTCCTACAGGCAGGAAAGGCGCAGTAATGGCAACCGTAACTCTCGTGGATTTTGAAGACATCTATACCGCTATCTGTGAACAGCTCAAGATCCAGCTCACTGACGGTGCCACGGTGGCACGCATCAAGCGTGACGTGAACACGGTATACCTCAACGAGGTAATCCCGTTCAAGCCACGAGCCTGGTGGTGGCTCAAGAAAAGGCAGGATGTTCAAACTCATGCAAAAATCGAGACTGGCACTATTAGTACTACTGACGGATCTACTACTGTTACCTTCTCGTCTGCGCCAGCTTCAAGCGTTGCAGGCTATTACCTTAAGATCGAAGGGTATGAAGAGGTCATTGAAGTTGATAGTCACACCGGAGCATCTACGACTGCCACCCTCGTCTCCGCGTGGCAACGTGGAACTCTGTCGGGACAAGGATATACCTTGTGGAAAGACTACCTCGCTCTCGACGAAGACATGAAGGAAGTCACTCAAATCACGCACGACAAGATGACGAAGCCCCTTGAAATGGTGAGTAACACCAAGTTCTGGGAGAAGCGCATTCGGATGCCCGAGTACCAGGGATATCCCGTCATTGCCATGTGTGACGATTTTGACGAAGACGACAATCGTCAGATCAGATGGTTCCCGGCCTGTGACTCAACCATTCATACGCTTCACATTGAAGGCATCCAAGAAGCCACGCGGTTGTCCTCTGACGCGGACGAACCGCTCATGCCTGTGGAAGACCGCATCTGCTTGTATTACGGCGGTCTGTGGCTTGCGTGGGATCGAGAGCGAAACGAATCGATGGCAGACAAGTACATGAAGCTCTTCTTAGGGAAGCTCAATCAAATGTGCTCAAAATCCCAAGATGCTCCGAAGAAGACGGAAATGCAAGTCGACTCGGACTACTTGGTAGGCAAGCGTTACAAGAGACTCTACCGTGCTCGTCGAAGCCTGGATTGGAGGAAGGACTAATGGCCAAAGAGCGTCACATCCGAAAATTCGTGATGCTGCCTTGGTTGAAGGGCATGGATTCGTGTATCGACGAAGGCATCATGCACATGCTGAAAAAGGGAGACTACCTCACTCAGGCAGATGATATCACTTATGATACCAACGGCGGAAAGATCAAGAGACCCGGTCATACCTACCACGACTCGGCAGCCATCACGAACACTCCTACGCTCGTAGGAGGACACGATTATTGGGCCAACGTCTCAAACGTCAAGACTCAGAAACTTGTAGTGTGTGACAATCAGGCAACGAGCAAGATGTGGTTTCAATCCGCTGCGGGCGGAGCTTGGACTGAACTCGCGAAAGACGCAACCGCAACTGCCCCCACGGTAGTAACCCGCATCGCTTACGAGGTTTTCAATGACGATCTCATCATGGCTATCACCGACTCGGCTGCCGCAGGCCGGGTACCCGTTAAATGGAACAATCAAGAGGGAGGAAACACCTACAAACCTCTCGGCGGTTCACCTCCCAACATCAAATTCATACGTTCCCACCAAGGCAGGGTATGGGGCGCGGGTGATCCTACCCGGCCCGATCGTCTCTACTTCTCCGGCCCGGGCAACCACGAGGAGTGGAACGGCTCAGGAGACAGTGGAGCGCTTGACCTTGATCCCGGGGACGGTGATCCAGCCGGTATCACTGCAATCTTTCCTTCTTACAAAGGAAGATTGATTGTCGCGAAACGTAACCGGCTTTACATGATCGAAGGACAAACCCCCGATGACTACCGCGTGGTTCCGATCTCTAAGGGCATCGGTTGCATCAGCCATAACTCGGCGGTTGCCGTCGATATGGATGACATCTATTTCATGTCCGATAGGGGCATTCACTCTCTCACTGTCACCGAGAAGTACGGTGACTTTGAGGGTGCGTATCTATCAATGGACATTCAACGTACTTTCAATACGTGGTCAAAGAGCTTCCTCGAATTCAGCCAGGGAGTGTGGGTTCCCAACCTCAACTCCTGTATCTGGACGGTAAGCGAGAACGGAACCCGACTTGACGCCATGTGGCTCTACGACATCCGGTACAAAGCTTGGTACCGCTGGACGGGAGTCAACCCTACTTGTCTTTTCCGCGTGGACGACACGAACGTGGGCAGAAAACGTGCCTACTTTGGAAACAACGCGGGCAGGCTGTCGCGCACGGAGCGCGGCACGACCGACACCGACTACCATGACTATACCTCGACCGCGATTTCACAGGTGGTGAAGACTCCGTTTCTTTATCCAGACTCGAATCCGACCGCCATCAAAGGCTTCAAGAAACTAGGCGTATGGGTCAAGATGGACGGGGATGTGGATTTGACCGTCTCCATACGCTTGGCCGGGAACAACTCAGAACAAGAGCTTACCTTTACCTCGACGGGTTCACAAGGTACGGCAGCTCTTGATCTTGACTTCGTGCTCGGTGAATCCGTGCTGAACCAGAACGAAGTGGTCCGAATGACCCCTTTCGAGCTTCCCTTTGACGGCTACTCAACTTCGTGTCAGCTAACGTTCACTCAGGACGGAGCTGACGAGAAGTGCACCATCTTCGGTTTTTGGATCGAGTGGGAACCCGCCGGGGACTCCCAAGAAACGGTGGGCTACTAGATTGGGCACACTAACTATTACCAAAACATACGCCGCAGGAGAGATACTGCTTGAAGTGGACATTGACGCGTTTAGAGACGGGTTACTCACCCTCTTCAACACCGACAAGTTTGCAAGCGGTAACTTCTCGTCTCTTGCGCTTACGAATGCCTATTTCACTAACAACGAATTGACTTCGGCTGACGATACGGCTCTTACCTTCGGCACCGACTCCGATGGCACGATCAAAGTAGTGTCTTCGACGAAGGATCTGGAATTCAACACCGTGACTGCAAGCACGACCCTCACTTTCAAAGCCATCAGTAAAACCATCGTTTTCAAGACGACTCAAGTCGACGTGCCAGGAGACGTGATCTTGGGCTCGGGAGATTCGGGCTACGGCATTCTGCACCTGTTGTCCAGCTACCGCAAACCCGTGCTCACCTATTCGGGCTCCTCGACGATCTACGTGGAAAACAACACCGGAACGACGAATGAGACTCTGATTTCCTTTCCGAAGTACCTGATCGGGGTCACTGAAGCTTTGTCCGGGTCCGAGAAGTACCGAAAGATGTCGGTCCTATCGACAGCCAACGGATATGTGTCCACGCACACGGGAGCCGCCATCGGCGGGCTCCGCGTGGGGCTGACTGCAACCGCTAACACATGGTATCCAATCTACGCGGTACGAGTCCGGTATGGTACCAACGCCGGAAACAAGTTCATTTTGGTCGGAGACAACATTTTCCCTACCCAGGGTAACTATGCTACCTTAGATAGCAGATATGGATCAGGTGAATGGGTGTATTTGGGCGTTATCCGATACGGTTTCGGTGTGGTCGGATCTCCCACCGCAATCGTTCCGTTTGTCTACACGAATAAGGGCTGGTGTTATTTTACAAGCGGTGATCCAGGAGTTACCTCGTCAGGCGTCACACTTGCTCAATCAACCACGAACGCCGACGATGCGCCTTTTTACACTCTGGCTGACGGACTATCGGGAGCCGTGGTACCCCTAGACGCGGTAACCATGGCTCAGTGGCAATTGAAACGCGATTCCACGAGTGATTGGACGATCAGAGACGCGTCTGACGTGGTGTTCTGGCGGGGAGGCTGGCCCGACCCAGACCTTGGAGCAGACGAAGTGCACGGACATCTTATCGTGACCCATGTTCAGTCGGGCATGGACTTCTGTCAAACGCGTATCAGAAACGCCGCAGTTGATAAGAGGATCAATCTAGTATCGTTTTGTGACCGATTCATCAACGTAAGGAGACATGGACACGGCGTATGAGTTTTCTTAGCGCGTCTCGATCCCTCATCAGCTTTACCAATCCGACTGAAACTCAGTTCGACACCATGCGGACTGCGCTTCTGAATTACTTCAACGCGGCTTCCATGACGGAAGCAAACCTGGCTCCGGGTGGACTTGTGTATTCCACGCTCTCTAAGGCCGTGGATGACGCAAGCCTTAAATGGACTAGTTCGGCTGCGCTCATCAAGTACGTTTCGGGTTCCACCACCTTTCAAATCGAGAATGCCTTGGGCGCGATTGTCTGGCGCACTAAACCTTCCGCGACTGAACTCGAATCTTTGCGCCTAGCCACGACCGGCGTTGTCACGATCGGCACGGGTGGGCTTCTCAAAGCCAACCAGGGCCAGGGCTCCATTGCGGTCGATACGCAGTGGCTTTTGTCTTACTACCGGAAACCTCGTCTTGAGTACACAGACTCCAACATCATCACCTCCGGAGAGAATGGACCTAACGCAAGCGAGAGCCTGCTACTTCTGCGCGACAGGTTGACTACGATCAAGGATCGGACTCTCTCTTTGGCAGCGACGGCAAATGGCTACGACGCCGCGCACGTGGGCGCGTCGGTCTCGGGCTTAAAATCTGGCCTCGTCCGCACGGCCAATACTTGGTATTACATCTACGGCGTTTTAGTCCAAGGTGGAACAGACAACGGCGGCACTTATTCAGTCATGGTGGCCGATACCACGTCACCGGTACAAGCCAACGTAGACACGCTTAACACGGCTTACGGGTCCGCAAAATGGGTGTACCTCGGCATCATAAGAAACGGATACAACGACGGAGTCAGTACCAACGTCGTTGTGCCATTCGTCTATGACGGATATGGAAACCTCAGATTCACCACCACCACTGAAACCGGGAAGGGCTATGGGATCAGATTCCTGTCTGCCTCTAGCTCTTCCAACCAAACCTACACTCTTACGTTTGGCACTGGAGCGACTGATCTTCCAGTGGTAGCGACCCGAGGAACGTTCGTGGGCTACCGCCCCGATTGCTTCACATTGGATTACGTGAGTGTTGCTTCGGGTGAGATCCAAGCGCAAGGAACTTGCTGTGAATCCCACGACTCCGATGCGTCAAGCCCTCCCACAGCGGCCATTCTTCTTGAAGTACCGTTCATCAACGGATACAAGATCATCCTCCGGGTGGGCTCGGGCGTGAATCT